GCTGCGGTGCGTGCCGCCGCTTTCGATACGGCACCCATCCACGTTGATCGCCCCCGTGCCGTAGCGCAGGACGTTCGCCGCCACCGTCCCCTCCAGCGGCTTCCGCGCCACGATGATCGGCTCCCAGTTAGGGCTTAAATTCCCAATGCCGGTGGAAATGTTCTGATACATCCAAGAGTTCAAGATTTTCAATGCGATTGTCAGTCTTGTCACCGTTTCTGTGGTGAACATGCTCGCGCTTTGTAAGAGGTCGCCCGATGCAATCTTCCACAACAGCGCGGTGTTCTCCGATATACCTTCCAGCGCGGCGGACATAGTAATAGCCGTTAGTCGGCTCAAAAAATCTTCCACCACCCCAGGCTGGATTATCGGCTCCGGTAGCACGGCCTCGTTGCCATTCTGCCTTGCACTTGACGGAGCAGAACTCACCTTTGTTCTTGTCGCACCGCTTGATTCTTGCGGCCTGAATGTAGAATTTTGTTCCACAGACTTTACATGCGCGATGCTCTCCCAGTTTTGCATTCTGACATTCGCGGCTACAGAAGGAACCCCCACCGCGTCTAACTTGGCTCGGATATCTGAGAAAAGACTTACCGCATCGTTGACATTTGAACTCTTGCATATCATGGCCTCCGTGATAGTTTCCACCATGATACCAAAGAATTGCTCGACTGTCAAGGGTTTATAACCGACTAGAACAGGTTCCCACGATGGCTTCAGCGCCGTCCCCCAGCCCTGCCAGCGTTCGGCGTCGGGCGTGGCGGGGGCGGTGAGCATCGGCCTGTCCTGCCGGGCCGCCTGCTCTGTAGCTCCCGGCGTTTTTGGAAACGCGGAGTTGGCTCCGCGAGAATGGATCGGAGACGGCCCCACCACCTCCCGCTCCGCGCCCGCCTCCCGGTCTATCGCCTTCGATACGTCCAGCGACTTCGGGAAGCCGCTGTTGCCCGTCACGAACACCTTACCGTTGCGACGGGCAACGAACGCCCCTGTGCTGACGGTCGGGCAGAAGATCAGGCCGGTGTATTCGATGGGCGTGACGGTTGCAAGAGTGGTTCGATAGCTTGTCCGTGTTCGTACCGTTTGTGGTCCGCATTCGTCGCAAACAGCATCAGGTTCTCCAGTCGATTGTCTGTCGCATCGTGGTTGACGTGATGCACGCACTCGCTCCGCAGCAGCGACCGCCCTATCTCCATCGCCACCAACAGCCGATGCTCCATGACGTAGCCGTCCTTGCGAGCCATGTCCATGAACTCCGCCGGACAGCGGACGTACTTGATCGACTGGTCGGCGTACTTGCCCTTCCGCTTGAAGTACGTCAGTCCGCCCTTCCATGCCGGGTTCTTCTCGCCCGCCATGCCCTTGCGTGGGCACTTCTTCCCCTTGCCATTTGCCGCGTGTTGCTTCAGCCAATCCTTTGCCTTCCCGCAGCACGTCCGCGAGCAGTAGTTCCCCCGGTCCTTGCGGTAGTGCAGAAACATCGCCGTGCAGGTACGGCACTCGCTCCACGCTAGAGCATTCCTCTGCCGCCACGAATTCAAGCACTCCGCCTCGTTCAACAAGACAGCGATGGTTGCGGCTGACGAGTTGGTCCGTCTGATTCGATTCAATTCGGTAGGCGGTATCTGACTCGACACGGTATTCACTCCACCGTGACGGCCTTTCCCATTGGTAAACGTCGGTTTGAGGATCATACGCCAGAATCTCCTTGTATCTGGCGGTATGGTAGCGTTCCCACCCGTCCCTTGTCAAGACCTCGGAGTCGTCGGACAGGCACCCGTAGACCCACATCACCGTGTCCCGTATCTCCCAGCCCGCATCCTCAATCGCACAGGCCAGCCGGTGGAAGGTCCGCGTGCCCCCGAAGGCGAGTAGGTGCGCTCCCGGCTTCGCCACTCGCAGCGCGGCCTCCCAGAAGTGGACTCCAGGAACCCCGTGGTCCCAATCCTTGCCCATGAAGCTCAGACCGTAGGGCGGATCGGTCACTATCGAGTCAACGCTGTTGGGCGAAAGGGACTGCATTTTCTCTAGGCAGTCCCCATGAATCAGTCTTAGGGTTACAGGTTCTGTCAAGTTGAACTCCTCACGCTGCGACAGCCTCCTTTTTAAATTCCATTAGATTCGATAGGCTCATTCTCAGCCGTATTTTTCTTCTTTCTACCGCCACGCCTTCCATAAAAACGAGCGGAATAACAGGTAAGAATTTTCATAATATCCTCTGCTAATTCTTCTTCATATTTCTTTTCTTTTGTCTCAACAACCTCAACCGTAATTTCGAGATTTTTGAAAATGGCATCAAGATACTCGTAACCAAATCGGGCAAGTCTGTCTTTATATTCAATCAGTATTCTCTCAACTTTACCTTCAAAACACATCTTAATTAACTTATGTATGCCATTTCGCTTCTCATTTATCCCACTGGCAATCTCATCAATCAAAACATACTTGTAACCTTTGGCTTCTGCGTGTTTTCTTAACCTGTCTTTTTGTCGTTCAAGGTTTTCTTTCTGTTTTGCTGTTGAGCATCTTGCATAAATCACAGTCAACTTTTCTTGCTTCTCTTTCTCAACTCCCATATAAGCATCTAAATCATCTTGACGAAAACGCCTATGCTGACCAGAAGTTTTGAAAGAATTTATTTTCCCGTTGTTGGCAAGCGTCTTGAGTGTGTTAATTGACATCCCAAGATATTCGCTTGCTTCTGTGATTTTATAGATTTTCATTTATTCGCTTCTCTGCAATTTCACAGTATTCTTTAGATATTTCGCTTCCAATATAGTTTCTACCTAATTTACTTGCTACCAATCCAGTAGTTCCACTTCCCATAAAAGGGTCGTAAATCAATGCTTCTTTTTCTGAAAAAGCGTTTATCAATTCAAAAGGTAATTGTTCAGGAAAAATTGCACCGTGAACATCAGATACTTTTTTGCCTCTGCCAATTCTCAAAATGTTATTCATTTCACCTCTTTTGAATTTAGCGTTTTGTATTGCTCTGCCTGCTCTTTTATCATCTTCTAATATCAATACCATTTCATAGCAACTATTTAAAACCATTCCGTGCATTGCAGGTTGTCCACTTCCTTTATCCCAAATGATAATGTCTTTAATATCCTTGTTAAAGTCGCCAATGATTTTAAAAAACGCTTCCTTGCTTCCAGTTACTATTTGAAAGTTGTAGCAAACAATTTTTGATACCCTCAATAGTTCAGTCAATACGCTGCTATGAAATTCGTAAAAATCATTTATTGGTAAGGCATCGTCAAAATACTTATACTTTTTACTAAAATGTTCGCGTTTCTCTCTTGTGGTATATTGTCCATTTCTTATACGTGTTCGCATATTATACGGTGGTGATGTTACTACCAAGTCCACAAATTTATCAGGCATTTTAGCCATTGTGTCGAGGCAATTTTCATTATAAATTTTATTTACTTCCATCTTTCATCTCCTTAACTAATTTCTCGTTTGCATCCACAATCTTCTGCATATCCTCAACGGATATTTCTTTTTCCAAAGGCTCGAAGAAATAAACCTTCTCGTCCTCTGTCTGAAAATACTCTTTGGTCACTTTGATTACTTTCATCTTTCACTCCTATAATATACTATATTTGGGTCAAAAAGCAAGTGATTTTAACCGATTTCTTTTGATTTTGTTGGATTTTCATAAGCAGTTATATCCTCCGACTCCTCTTCCGAAGCCGCCTTGGTACGAATCCCGAGAATCCAGTCCGAAGCCTTCTGTGCCGCCGCTGCTGCCATGACCACCAGCTTGGCATCCCCCCGGAGGGACTTCGACCACCCGTCGAGGTAGCTGGCGCTATTGTCCATCGTGGACTCGATCCCGCAATGGGCACAGAGGAAGGCGGCGGTCATTTCCGCAACCAGTTCTTCCTTCCCGTAGGAGCCCTGAGCCTTGTCACCGGAGAGGCCGCGATCCAGACGGGACGAGTGGCCCGTGGAGTGGGCAAGCTCGTGGAAGAGGGTCGCGTAATACTCTTCCGAAGAGTTGAAAGCGTTCCGGTCAGGCATATAGACCGTATCAGCCGACGGAGAGTAGGAAGCCTGTGCCGCACCGTGGACGATCTTGGGGGCGCTCTCGAAACCCTCCAGGATCGAATCGGCAGTCGGGAGAGGGGCGTTGTCAGCGACCTTGCCTGGATCGGTCAGGGACTCCGGGAGCCCTTCCGTCTGCTCCACGTTGAACACCGTGAAGTAGCGGAGGAACGGGATCTTCTTCATGCGAGGGGAACCGTCAGAGCGGATGATCGCGTTCCCGTCGGAGTCCTTGGCAGCAGCGTCAAGCCACTTCCAAAAGATGACGAAGTGGCCCTTCTCACCCGTCTTGACATGGCCACCGGCTTCCTGAGCCTGCTTGTAGGTGATCCAGAGGGGGCTGGAGTAGCCAGCCGCAGCGAGCATGAAGGGGTTGATTCCCCGGTAGGGCTTCTTGGACACCGCGTTGCGCGGGAGCCCCAGCTTGGGGTTCCAGGTCATCTGCCAGGGGGCCGTCCCCTTGGCCAGCAGTTCGATGATCCGCCCCGTCACCATTTCGTAGATCGTCTGGTTTGCCATGTCTCGTTCCTCCCTTCGACTCCAGACTACCAAAACCTTTACTACCTGTCAACCCCCCCCTATAAGAGAAAAGCGCGGTTGGTTCCGCGCCTGTCTCTTGGGGCTGGATTGGGAGTCAGTCAAGCCGAGAGTCCATCCAAGCGTCGATACCAGCGGCCCGGAGGACTTCGGCAAAGGCAGAAGCCCAAGCCTCGTTGACGCTGATTTCCTGCCGGTGAGTCTGAGCCGAAACCCAGTACCCCCCCCTCGTAGGAGTCGTTACGCCCGACCCCCTGAGAACGAAGGTACCTAACGAAGCTGGAATTGGCAGGGCGGATCTTGACACCCGCAAACCCGCAGAGATCGAGCATGGTGCCGAGAGAGGGGCCGTAGGCCGCACCCGTGATGAGGTCGGCATTCCGAACGTCGTAAGCCGGGCCAGCGGCCACCAGCTTCTCGTACTGCTCCAGGGCCGCGTACCGAGCCGCCTCCATTGCCTGCCGGAGGAGAGCTTCCCACTTCGCGTCGTTCTTGGCCATTTCGTTCCCCTTTCCGCCCCATCGGGCAAGACCATACTACCCCGACTCTTCCGGTATGTCAATCCCCTGCAAGCGGGTTTTTGCCATATCCGCGTACTCAGGGTTTAACTCTATGCCAGGGAAAACTTCTTCACGGGTGTACCCCCTTTTCGGATTCGGACGGCGGCATACCTGACCCCATGTCAGCACGAGACGGATCTTCCCCTACCCCCGGAGAAAATCCGCACCACGCGCATTGGCCGGAGGCTACTGCGGGTAGGTAGTTTTCCTTCCCGCACCTGTGGCAGCGAACGAGGAACACCCGACCACTATCGTCCATGAAGCTGTACCCTTTGCCGATCATACTAGCCTCCGAACGTGAACCGAATCGAACAGGTGAGTGCCGGGTACCACTTGCGGAGAAAGTCCTCGTGTGGGGAGACGACCCCGACCCCAACAGAGAGAATCGTCCTGTTTGAATCGTCCCCGTGAGTGTAGAGGGGCGTCTGCAAATCGAACCCCGACGTAGACCGTCCGATGAGAAGCCCAAGGGACAAGTCTCGCCACTTAGGCCGCTTGTAAATGGAAACCCGAATGCCCTCATCGAAGTCGGGGTCGGAGCCTGTCATTACAAGCCAATACCCCATGTCGGTGAAGTCGTGATTCTCCTGAAGCCACTCCGCCAGCTTCCTGAGAACTACCTCCGGGGACTTGAAAGCGTTGGCAAGGCGGAGAGCGTACTCTCGGAACGCCTCCGCAATCTCCGGCGGGAGATTGGACTCCAAGGTAGTTACTTCGGCTGTGCGCTCTTCGGTCGGCATATGACGCCCCTCCTCTTTACGGGGTCCATGTCCCACGCCCCAAGGCGCTTCCAACCCCCGTTGTCGTCTGTGTAGTATACCCTCTTCGGGGACACTCCGCGAATGGCGAGCCTCATCTGGCACCGGAGGCACGGCCTAGCCATCCCAAGCCCACCAGACTTCAGGAACCTAGCTACCCAAACGGTTACCCTCTTCGGGTTCGTCGTCCTCGGAATCCGAGACAGAACATGATCCTCAGCGTGGCGAGAATCAAACACGGTTCCGTCTGGGAGAATCGTTCTCGCCTTCTTGCTCCCGTGCCGAAACGAGTTCCACCCCAAGTAAAGCTGGTTCCCCACCTGAGCGACCGCCACGACAAGCTGAGACGGATGCTCGCGGGAAACGAGGGGAAGGAACGAACGGATATCAACCATGCAGGTTCTCAGGGAGGGAGGAATAATCCCTCGGCAGGGGGAAGCAAGTCGTGGCCTGCCTCGGGCAGATTTCCTTGAACTTGATGTAGTTGTAGGAGCGGATGCGGTGGTCCCGAAGAGGCTCTAGCACGCTGCCAGCGTCCAGCCCCAAACCGTAAATCAGGAGGTCCGAGAACACGGTCACGAAGAGGGGGGAGTGCGGGGCCGAGTCCTCCAGCTTGTGCCGGTTCGTGATGAGGTGTGCAAGAAGGTGCGCCGCCTCGTGGAAGATGACAAACGGGGTCATCGCCTTGGACGGGATCTCGAAATCCAACGTCTCGGGGTCGCACTTCGGCACCTTGATCTTGTAGGTGCGGAGGCTGATTGCTCCGCGAAGTGGCGGCGTGAACCCGTAACGGACAAGGGACTCCTGCAAAATCGTTACGGCCTGACCCGCTGTGATTGGGGCGTCCGTTCTCAGGTAGCTGCCAAACGCAGCGTTCTGCCACCTGTCCACCTTCGTCTTTTGAGAGTCGCGCATCTTCACCTCCCAAAAGCATACTATCACAACAGGCGGTATCTTGTCAACGTCGCTTACGAGTGCGATTTGTACCCAACTTCATTTGTTTGAACAGGTTCACCTGATAGAGTAGGGCATCCTTTGGTAGCTGGTCAAACTCCACCTTAGCGTACTCTTCGGCGGACACCTTCTTGACTAGCAAGTTACAGCGGCAGTTGGAATTGTGGGACGCGACTCCCTCCAGAATGAAGGAATGCTCCCCCTCGACTGTCAGGTCGTATCGGGTCTTTTTCCCCTGTAACACGCCCATGAACAGAACTTCCGGGGTGTACGTCCCTCCCTGAAGAACCCAAGGAAATCCAGACCGCAACGTAGGTGCGTAAACCAGCAATTCGGATTTGTCAATGCTTGTCCAACCATCTTCGGATAACCACAGATGGTCTCTAGTGCAAATGATCTCCGCACCCGTAGGGGCACGGAACCTGACAACCTCTGGATCGTACAAGAGGGATGATGGCGTTGCGGTGACCTTGGACAGTCTGCCCGTGTGGGTAACCACGTAATCCCCAACCATAACGTCAGAGATAGCTACCCACCCGGTTGAAGTCAACACCCTGGAATCAGGGGAGAGTATGCACAAACACTCGGTAGCTCCGTCCCGTGGTGTACAGGGGAGGTTGTCCGGGGTGAATGGGCTCTTTTCCTCTAGCAGGAGACACCCGTTACAGGACTCGGCCTCTGGATTGACTACCCAATAGATGACGATGTTGTCCGCGAGAGCCAGGGCAGCTACCCTACCAGCGTCAAACACGCTGTCTAGGGTCTTTGCGTAAAGCTCCACCCTCTGCTCCCAATCCATAGATCCGGGGCGCAAGTCCCTCTTGTACCGGAGGTCTTTTAGGAAGTCCTCGAAGTACCGGCCCTCTTCCTCTGAGGCGGAGAGAATCCACCTGTAGTGCTGGTCAGCGAGGTCGAACTTGGCGGAGACACCCTTCTTTGCTGCCTGTGCCCGCATCCCGAAAATGAAAGCGTCTACGAACGCCTTGTCCATTACGTCAAGACCAGCGTTGATGGCTTCCCGGTATTTCTTCTCTTTGCTGAGGTAGGATGAGATGACCTTCGATAGGTCGGAGCGGTACCTACCACGAAGCGACTTGTAGGCCCGCTCTGCCCGTTTCTTCTCTTCGGGGTCAGGCTTACCCGACGGCCTAAGCTCCCCTGGGAAGTCCGCGTCTGTGTAGTCAGCGAACGAGCCGAGACTCTTGTTCCCGTACTCTGCCTCCGCTAGCTCTGCGGACTCCAGGATGCGCTGGAAGTGGTTCATTTCCCCTCGTCCGGGAACACGCGGTCAATCCTCGACTGGAGAGCGTGTGTCAGGTAGGTGTCAAGCTGCGGGTAGGAAGAGAACCCGAGTTTGACATTCAGGGGCTTACCCCTTCGCCGGATTAGCTTGGGGTAGAACCTCCCAAGAGGCATCATCTTCGCCTCATCCCCCGACGAAACCACCTCGACAACGGAGGTCAGAACGCTCCCAAGAACCTTGGACGCGGTAGCTACGGAAACCTTTGTGCCTAGCTCTTCTCTGAGGTCAAGAGCCAACCTCTGTGCGAGTACCCGCAAGAATTCGTTCTTGTACACACGCCCCCTAGAACACTTTCTCTAGCAGTTCTGGTCTCGGTCGGTAAACACGGAGACGCCCTCCCCCTTCTTGGGACACGGCTACATAGAGTTTTCTGCCGGGGGACTCGTGAGGTCGGAACAGGGGCTTCACGATGCCCTTCTCCCACAGCCGGAAGAACTGGTTCTCAGAAACGACGACACCCTCTTTCAAACGAATGATTCCACCCGACTGTGACCTCCACCGAACCGTGTCGCCGCACCGAAATTTACCCTTCGTCGCCCTGGCTACGCTCATAGGTACGTCCTCCTATAAGAGAAAGCCTATCACTTACCTGAGAAAAAGTCAACCTCTTTCTGGGTTCGCCACCCCTCTTCGGGCGACTCCAGGTGAATGCCTGTTCGGAAGGTAACCCCGTGATCGGAGTCTACGACGAAGAACGATTGGAGCGGGGGCTCGTAGTCGAAGTTGTGGCTGGCGGCGAATTCGTTGTACCCACACACAGAACCGTTCGCCATAACACCGGAAACGCCTGGAAGGTACCTATGGAAATGCCCACACAGCATCCAATCGTAAGGGGTCCCCGTAGAGATAGATCGCTTCCGCTTCCTGTGATCCCCTAGCAAGAGAGGAAACACCTGTGCGGAAATGCCACTTCCGCCTTTGAACTGGTCACCATGCGTTGCCAGGAACGTGGTGTTTAGGACGCGAACCCGGATGTCGCTCCCCTCGGAGATAGCAAACGTCACCCTGTCGTCTCCGGCAAACTCGCGCTGCACCATCTTGTAAACAAGCCAGTCAAACGACGACGTTACTTTGTTCTTGTGTGCCGGTTTCTTCGTCGTCCTACCGTGGTTTCCTACCACGGCTGCGATATGGACAGGGGTACCGTCTAGCTCGTTCAACATCTTCCGCAACCCGTGAGACAGTAGGCCACTCAGGATGAGGACGGTCTCGATGGCCTCCTTCTCGTTCGTTTTCGCTAGCTCCTCGTGGATGTCCCCGGATATGAAGTCCCCGAGCCAGAACTGCACCATCCCCCGAAAGTCGAGGTTGGGGAAGAAGTCACGGTGGAGCCGGATCGCGTTGTCGAAAAACTTCCCAATCCGCATCTCCCCAATCGTCATGTTGTAGGAGTTCAACCCGTCAATCGCTGCGGGGTTGATTACCTCCCCAAAATGGAGGTCGGAAAGCATGAATGCGGAAACGGCTTCAGAGTCCACCCCCTTCGGGGTTTTGGATGCTACCCAATCGGGGACTTTGCCAAGGTTATGGGTATCTGGGTCGAGGGCTTTGGCTACTACATCCGCCAACCTCTTCGACCTTTCCGCGTCCTCTAGGGCTGCGGTAAGATCACGGCGGAGTGCCTGATTCTGCTTTTTTAGCGAGTGTTCTTCTAGCCTTGTTAGCTTCTCTTCCTCTGGACGGGTGCGACGGAGGATGCGGTACAAGGTGTGTCTGCTGACACCTAACATCCTAGCTGCCTCAGCCTGTGTTGGGCACACGCGCATGGCTTCTACGCACTCTTTCAGTCCTGGGGTTCTCTGCATTCGGTTCTCCTAGCGCCTACTGCTCTTTGGGTTCCGTTACTTCGAGGAGTTGCTTCCGAGCAAACGCTAAAGACTGCATAAAGATGCTCTCGAAGTAGTACGCGATACTCTCCGATCCGTCCGAGTCGCTAGTGTCCACCCCAAGATCGTTTAGGATCTCGCAAGCAACGTGGAACGCCTCGTGAGCCAGGGTACCTATGTCCTCCTCAGAGTCGTCAAACTTGACTGACCAGATGTAGTATACACGAGTTTTTACCCCTCGCGCAAACTCCCACCGGAAGTGGAACATCTGCCCGAGTACGTCCTCCGAAGCAACCGCCTTGACAGCCTTCCCTCCGGGCCACAGTTCCTTCAAGTGGGCTTTCAATTCGCTCCGGCTACCTATGAACATATAGATCCTGCGTCGGTATACGTTATCCTCTATGACCGTGTAAGTACCCGACGCTGGCTTTGGAGTGGATTTCTTCGCCATTAGGGCGTCACCCCTGACGAGGATTGTGCGGGGGGATTGGAAGAGGGGGGCGGGAACTTGAACCCGCTACAGTTACCAGCGAGGACGAATAACAGAGCGAGGAGACCTGGAATCGCCGGGGCAAGAATGGACCGAAAAAAATCCGAACGGATTCTGACCCGCTCCACTTCCCTGCCCCTCTCGTGGTCAAAAAAATTCGCTAAGGTGTTCCCGCTGTGCCCGGAGTCGTCGCCCCGCTTGCCGTGTTCACGGAGAGAGGTAATCCTGGCCTCTATACCCTCAATCTTGGTCATCAAGGGCTTTTGTCCGTTCCCTGCAACCACGATCTTGTAGAGTTCATCTACGGTTTCCGCCATATGCAGAAATTCCCTCCTGATTTCGTCTACAGCGGACCCACGGACAGCGGAAGTATGCTCCAGCGTATCCAGCCGCTTTAGCAACTCTACCACAAGTGCCCGTAGGTGTTCAAGTCCGGTGGAAACGGAACCAAATACCGTGTCCGCCTCGCTACGAGTAAGCAAGTCCCTAGTCTCCGTCACACGACCCCCTTATAGAGAGATGGGTTCCCCTCTATACAGGGCTCGGGACTGAGAGCGTTGGCGGATTCCCCCTAATCAGTTCTCGTCGTCCTCCACGAGAAACCCTCCGGGAGAGTTTGGAAGGGGGAGGCCACGAGAGCGACGAAGCTCACGAACGCGAGCGCGAGCCCGCTGGATCTGGTAGTCCTCCTCCAGTCCGATGTCCGTGGGAGTGGCGGTTGACTTGGCCCCCGTGGAGGTGCTAGTAAACGCTTCCAGCCCAACGGAGTCCATAGGGTCTCCCAACTCTACAGGCTTGGGGGGCGGTGGAAGCTGCACAATGGGGATACGCTTCTTGTACTTCCGAATGAAGGACTTAGAGAACCCCATAACGTGGAGTAGGACGTAATCGCTCCACAGGTTCTCATCAAACCCGAAGGTCTTGGTCAGGTTCATCATCACGTTAGCGATGTTCTGACGCTGTGTAAGCACCTCTAGGCGCTGGATCTCCAGCAAGTTGGACGCGGGCTGTAGGACGATCTCAAACTCGACTTCCGCTGCCTTCTCCCCCATCCCAGAGGAAGCAAGGTGAATCCTGCATAGGCGGTCTAGGCCGTCCCGGACTGCCGTTTGAACCCTCTCCACACGCTTGGCAAACTGCATATCCTGTTGAGCGAGTGCCTTTGAGGCATTCCACCCCTGGATCTCCCCGTCAAGGTATGCCTTGGGGACCCCTAGAGCCACCCGGAGCTTTTGCTTGAAGTGGTCTACGTCGGCCACCGCCCGAACGTCAACGTCGGAGTTCAAGTTCTCGACACGGTTTAAGGTGGTCCCCTCCCGGACAGGCCAGAAGATGTCGTCAATGAGAGATAGTGGGTTGTACTTGGACAGGTACTCGGCAAAGGCGGAGGTCTGATGCTGGTCCTCCCCCATGTCCCCCTCCCTTGACTCCACCTGGAGGTAGTTACGGCTCTTCAGAGCCCTCCTCCACGACTCTACGATCTGTTTCGCCTCGTCGGCAGCGGCGGTACCTACGTCCACGTAGTAGACCCGCTGCGTACCTGCCCGGTGGAGGCGGTAAATCGCCAAGGCGGTTTCCATCATCTCTAACTGTTTCCAGGTGTGCCGTGCGCCCTCGATGAGGGACTGACCATAGGGGCTATTCAGGTTACTCCCTTGGATCGAAAAGTGTACCCACTCCCAGGGGTCAAAGTTCTCCCGCTCAAACGCCCCGGTCAGGGGCATCTCCGACACGGGGTAGTTCGTGTCGTACCCGGTTGTCTCGCTGGAATACTGGTACCCGATGAGTTTGTGGGCCTCCAGGGGGTCGTGTACCCTGTTCACCTTGATCGGGTGGCAGAACTGCCAGTCGGCAATACCGCCGTCCTTGTCGAAGATCAAGTAGGCGAAGTAGTCCCCATACTTGGCAATGGCCCTGGTAAGGCCCCAAGCGAGGGATTCGATTCGGATTTTGGAGAAAAGTTCCTGTAGCTCCTCCTCCACCTTGGCATCGGGGGAGCTTACGTCCACAATCATCCCCGTCTCTTGGGAAGGCTGTGTCGCCTCCGTAGCATACAAGTCGAGCGCCGTGCAGATGTCTGCATAGGTGTCCATAGAGTCCGCATCCCTGTACTTGACGCGGCGGTCCTGGAATGGGGTGGCGCTCAGCATGGAGAACCACGACTTGTACATGGAAGAGGCGAGAGAGGTCAAAGACTCCCCACCCGTCACGAGTCGCTGCGTTAGGACTTCCTCTTGGGACAGGTTAACTAGATCGAGCAACCCACTCAGGATAGAGGTTTTCTTTTTTGCCACAGGGTGCCTCCTCACGCTATACTGTGGGTGAGTAAGGGACTACGGCCACTTGGAGCCCGAATCTCACCATATCTTGTAGTCTCCGCCGATCATGTCATCCTCCTGCACGCTGCCCACAACGGGTACGACAGGTAGCCTCTTTACCGCCTCTCGGGGATCAGAAGGCTTCGCTAATGCCTCTAGGATATCATGGTTCCCGTATCTGCGTAGCTGGTCGTGGCAATGGTACACAACCCCCGCTACGGCATCTGAAACGTCCTTCGAGTTGTGAACCACCGCGCCACAAGGAAGAACAAAGTTATCGTACTCAGGAACGGTTAAATCGTAAATAGGCACAGCAACGCTAAGGTGTACCGGGTGGACAGCCCTAACACGATGATTCCCTGACCGTGACCGTGTTATGGGCTCTCGATTACCCGAGAACTCCGCCCAAGATGCGTACCCGGACTCCCTAAGCACGCGGATAACCACGTTCCTACCACAACCTAAAATCTTGGATACTGCGTTTGCGTTAGTGGCCTCCGGGTCGGTGACTACCGAAAGCAAACTGTCAATAGTGATGTCCGACCGGAAGGATTCCCTAATACGAGCCCTTCGCAACCACTCCTCCCGACTCGTAGAAGCATTCAGTAGCTTAAGATGCTGTGAGTGTAGCTCCCTGCCACGGGTGGAGGTATTGAACCGCCTAGTACCCTCCGACAAAGCCCTCCGATAACCCCCCGAATCGTTAGCGTGCCGTAAGTCAGCGTGGTGCTTAGAGTGGTCTGCCTTCGCAACAAGCACTAGGTTCCCAGGAGAATTGTCTGTTTTTACGTGGTTTACATGGTGAACCACAAAGCCCTCTGGAATGTCCCCGTATAGGTTAGAGTAAACCATTCTGTGAGTTGGCATTCGTACCCCGGTAACGTCCCCAATAAATTCGTAACCGCCGTTCTTTGGCCACTCTCGGGTTACCGGCATAAGTCTGTCCACACCGGGTCTCAGGTCTTTTGCTTGCTTGTAGTCCCCGTTCCGTAACCGCCACGGGTGCGTAGGGGTACACCTCACCACGGCCCCCGTGTCTAACTCTACATCAACAAAGTCCTGAGCGTACCCGGACAACAAACCAAATGCTCTCGCGGGTACCGCTTTGCCGCTGCTGTCTGTGGAATAGACCCATACATCCCTGCCTACAAGGTCTTTGATCTCCGGGCACGTTCCGTCGAGAAGTGGAATTCTGGTTTCCCCGACAAAGCAAAGTCCAGGAAGATGGTCAACTTTACCGGACGTTAGGTCAACCTGGAGAAGCCCGACCTCTGAGTCAAATGGTTCGTAGGCATACCGAACCATGCGGTTTTCCATGATCGTCATTCTCAGGGCCTTGTAGGGCTCCGGCTTCTTGTCTACGGACAAAACTTTTACTTGCGGGTAACCATCCCCGGTCGTCATGGGGGCGTACTCTCTGGATGACCGGGAGGTCTTTGCCATGAACTCGTTTTGGAGAAGCTGGATGACGGACGCTGACTGGAACCCGTCAAACGTGATCGAGCCAAAGTGGAAGTGAAGAACGTCCCGTAGGTACCGGAGAAGGTAATGGATGGACTCAATCGAAATCTGTTCTGGCTTCTGCGGTGGGTCAATGCGGAGCATGAAATCCATCCATACCACGGGAGCCATCGCGTTGGTGTACCTGCCCTCCGAATCCTCTACCCTGCCCGTTTTCAAACCGCTAATACACCCCATCGCTAACCCGGCGGAGTCCTCTGTCAGCCCAAGGTCAACGTGAACGTGGCGGAGGGCACTCCTGTAGTGCTTGGGCACCAAAATACCCCCACTCCACACCGCAAGCTCCTCCGGCAGAAGTAGCTTGGCTAAAGCATCAAGGTTAGAGGACAGGTGCCCGATTACGGGTGCCACCTCAGAGAACGGGTGCTTTCTGGTCGGGTCAATCGTGTCAAGAATCTGCTCTCGGATTGGGAGGAGTGGGCTTGAAACATCCGACGGGATACCAGCAACGTCTTTCAGAGCCAGGGGTAGATCCTGCTCAAACGAGCGGCGGAAGTCGAGAGGAACATGGATAACCTTTCCACCACTCGGAACCTCCTCCCCATCCTTCAAAACCCTAGAGTTGCTGGTCTTTCCTCCCACGAAAACGGGGAAGGTCTTGGACGAGTATTTCCAGGGTGACACCTCCCACCGAGAGAACTCGCTGATATGGACATGGGGGTCGTGGCGAACCTTGGACTTGTGCTGCTCTAGGAAATCGTAAGACGAACCCGCAGACGAAATGAGAAGAAGCAACCCGATGACCTGACCGTCAGAAAGGAACCGGGACTCGATTCGGTTTTTCAGGGAGGTGTACATCTGGTACGCCTTCGACAGGGCATCGTAGCGGAACCTAGCTCCGTCCTTCACCGACCTCTGTGCGAAGTTCGCCTCGTCCAGCATCGAGCAAACGATGTTTCGTCCAATCTGGTGCTGTGTACCCGTCCCGCCGATAACCGAAAAGTAAGGTGGGTAGGACAGCTTGTACTCTTTCTCCAGCCCCCCAAACCGTTGGACGGATTTGGCCTTCCTCCGCCTGTCCTCTGGAAAGATTTCCCGGAAGTAGGGGCTCGTGTTGACGAAGTTCTCAAACCTTCCGAGTGCGTTGTCCTCTACAGCGTAGAGTGTCACGTTGAAGAAGAAGAAATCAATGCTCTCGTTTGCCATCAACCCCAAGTAACGGTGGGGGTCTCGGAGACAGGTCAGCTTGTAGAGCCAGTACATGAGGCACAGGAGGGCGGCGGTGGTTTTCCCCGCCCCAAGGCTACCCGACAGAATCCACTCGTAAACCTTGTTGGACGGGTCAAGAACGTAGCAAAGCTCGTCTAACCAGAGGGGGTAAAGGCCCGTACTCGTCTCGTCGTTCCAAACCCTGTCACCGATGTAGTAGGTAGACGAGAAGAACTCCCTTGGTGAGACGGGTGGGATTTTATAATCCGCCGCTGTCAGCGCAACCCTGACCGAAGAGTCGGCTAGGCTCCGCAAGACAAGATCCCGCTCCGCCGGAGAAAGCTCTTGCAGGGCTAACCTGTCCTCCTCGGTTAGGGATTCAAGAATTTGGTTCAACAAAGGTTCCATCGGGGGATAGCTTGGCCCCGCTCTTCGCAAGGTGGTCACGGATAGAGGAGACTAGTGAGCGGACACGCTCTCTCTGCGAGGGTGCCAAGTCGAGAACCCCCATCTCCTGTAGCTTGGCTTTTTCAGCCTCCCGGAATCGTGATGTTTCGATCTTGGTTGGGTAGCCACTCTCCGCCACCTCGGCAACCTGCTCCATGATACTGGACTCACGAGCATGGAGGGCGTTGTACATTTTCACAACGGTTGACAAGGGGGTCTTTGACAGGTCTACCTTACGGAAATGCTCCTCCAGGGTATCCAGGTCGGAGGAAAGCTCCATGAGGTTCAACACTTTCCTCTTCGATAATCCGACTAGCGCAATCCTCAATCTCATCGCGTGGTCACGAATAACCGCCGCCACGGTATCCTCGATATCTTGCTCTAGCCTACCATGAGCCCGGTCGAGAACCCAGTCCGCTACGATCTCCAGGGCAGCATCTAGCTCGTCCTTGGAGCGACGGGACATTGCCACAAGGGGTGACGGTTGGGGCGGTGGGGTTGGGCATTGGGACTCATCCGACATGGGCGGACTCCTCTGAATCTTCTGCGTAGGCTTTCCGTAGCTCTTCCTCTTCGTAGAGTGTCCCGAGAGACTGCGCTACGCGCCTGTAGAGCCACCAAACCTCTGCCTTGGAAACCCCGTAGTGGGCAGCTAACTTCCCGACCGTAGAAACCCTCCTAGAGCGCATCTGCAAGTAAACGTCAACGTCCCGAACGGATGACCGGACAATCTGGGACGGTGGAATCTTTACCACCTTACCAGCAAACTCCGAAATGAACCGCTCCAGGACATGATCCCCGAACACGAGAGCAACCTCGGGGAGAAGCGTGTAGGTGAGGCAGTCGTCCCCTGCGTCGAAATCGGAGAGCTTGGGTACTTTTATCTGCTGCCCACAGAAGATATCCAAGAAATTGAATAGGTTCCCGCGCCCCACGACTCGGACAAGGGCAATGAGAGATTCATACCGGGAGAGGTACATGAGCAAAGGCTCGTACATCTCTTCGACGGGGGAGACGGGGGAGGGGAGTAACCTGAATACGTTGGCAACGTCGCCCTGGATTTTGCTGTGCCCTAGCATAAGCTCCCCTAATCCGCGTACCAAGAATCCAAAGAATCGGAAGCGAACGAAAGCTCGCCCCCGTAAAGCTCTTGCGCCGTGGCTTCCATTGCCCCCGCCTCCTCTGCCTCCAGAACGGTTGGGATCGCCTCGATATCCTTTCTCATGCCGACCAAGACGGAACGAATCAGAACGCGAACGTAGTCCGTGAAGAATCGGAGGTTCGTTGTCCCCCACTTCTGCCGAATCAGGACCACGGGAATCCCCCTACCCTCAATGAGGGACACGGCAATGAAGTCACAGAGGTCACCCTCTTTGCCCGTGAATCGAATCCTCCCCTTGACGTTCCTGTAGACCTCTGCGGGGATCTCTTTTAGGTAGATCCTGTACCAGATACCGGCCTCGGAGGTGTCAAGGTTTAGGAGAGCTTGTGGGATCGGGAGCCCCCGTTGCTGCTCTCTTGCCAACTTGGAAATCACGGAAATGATCTCGTACTTGCAAACTTGGTACAGGTACGCGAACTGTGACTCCGGGTTGATGTAGAACCTCGTGTAGAAGCGGTCGGACAGGAACAGGAGGTATAGCCTGTAGACACAGGACGAAACGCTTTCCTCGTAAGCCTCCGATTTCTTGTCGAGCCACCGGAAGTGCGACCTCAGCACAGCCCCGATGACAGGAAATGATACGTTGATCGCCTCCTCTACACACTTAGGGTCTTTCGGGTGCTCGATTAGGTTCTGAAACGCTACTCCAGCCGCCTCCCGACGGTACGGGGAGTGGATAAGTCGGTTGTACGTTGACAAGCTGTGTCACCACGATGCTGCCTCTCCAAAAATATGGATAACACAACTGCGTCATTTTGTCAAGAGGGAGGAAATACCGTTACTCTTCGTGACGGAAAGTGACTGTGAAGCCAGAGAAGCGATGAGCGGGGAGTGGGAAACCAGAAACACAGATGTCCCGTCTGACGCGCAGTCCTCTAGGATCGAAACGACGGAAGAGGACGATACGGAATCCAGCGTGTCCAGAACCTCGTCGGCCACAAGGATATTCGTAGCCCCCCTCCCCTGAGAGCGAACGAACGCTCGCAAGGCCAAGTGAACAGCTAGATCAGCCTTTCGCCGCTCTCCCCCGGATGCGGTCGTGTATGAGCCTCCAGCGGTAGAAAACGCTAGGGAGAATGCGTTCGTCTCCTCACCCGACTTCTTAGACGTTGTGGTAGAGATGCGTACCCCGAAATCACGGCCAAACAGGGCTTGCGACACCGAATCTAGGTGGTGGTTCACCTCACACACAGCACCGTCCAGGAGATAGGCTCTTACCCCCTTCGGGTCAAGGGCCAACAGGCAGGAATCCAACACCTTGATCCGTGAGGCGATCTTGGCACCAGCCGAAACGCACCCGTCCAAGTCAGCACGGATCTTGGCTAGGTTGGATTCTAGGGGGGCCAAGTCGGCAAAGAAATCCTTACCCTGTAGGTAAGCGTATCTTGCCTCAAAGGTCGAAACCTTGGACTGCAAGTCCCGGACTTCGGAAGCTGCTGCGTCAGCAAGTGTTCTGCTGGTGGCAATCTCACCGTCCAGCTTCGCAATGAGCTTCTTGTGCCCTGCGGAATCAGAGTCCTTCATGGCAGAGGAGTCGGATTCCAGCGCAGATTTCCTTTCCAGGAGCTTGGCTACCTCTGCGGACAGGGACTCGAAATTCTTTTTTGCTCCCTGGAGCTTCGCCCTGTGTGCAGAGCGGATCTCCTCTAGGCGCTCTCTGCTAAGCGGACCCCCGCAAGTTGGACAGGCGGAGGAGAGGGAACCAAAATCCTCGCACAGGTCGGACAGCTTCGACTTGGCGGCGTGAAGCCTCTCCTGTGTTGCCGCTAAAGTCTCCACAACGGAGGAAAGGGAAGCCCTCGCAGCAAGAGCGGAATCAAACTTGGAAACGAACGACTCCGACTCTTGCCTCTTCTCCGCCTCTAATTCCTCGATGTACCCTCTCACCGTAGACAAGCTAAACTCTTTGGAGGCCAGGGAGTCCCGGAGGGTTGCTAGCGATTTTGTTATGTTGGACGACTCTTCTATCGCAGCGTCCCTAGCTGCCACCGCAGCCTCTTTCGCGCTCTGTAGCATCCCCTCGGTGGTTTCCACAAGGCTCTCTAAGTGGGATTGCTTAGAGGATAGCCCTTGGATTTCCAACCCCTCTGCCTTGCGGGTAGCTGCAACCCTGGTTCGTAGCTCGTCGTAGGCATCCAATCCAAGGATGGATTCAAAGAGCCTCTTCTTTTCCGAGTCGGGAAGAGCCGTGAACCTGTCTACGAGACCTTGACCGAAGAACGTAGTCAGGCAGAAGATGTCCCACGACAAGCCTAGCTCTGCAAGAATCTTCTTATTCGTCTCCGCTGCCGTCGTGCAGGACAGGTCTACAGGAACACCGGACACTTTCCGTAGCGATACCCCCGTACCCAGAACGGGGTACTTCCGGTACCGAGATACCTCGTAGTCCTCACCCCCACACGATAGGGTGACAACCACCTTCACCCCACGACTTCCCGATCTAACTACGTCGTCCTTGCCAGCTCCCCGGAATGTTCGGTCGAAGAGGCACCATGCTACGGACTCCAAGAGGGAGCTTTTTCCTGACCCGTTGCTAGAGGCGCACTCGGTATCCTGGTTCACACCTTGGACAGCAACCAACCCCTGCCCGTCCAAAGGAAGGTCAACCTCACCCCAAGACATGAAGCCCTCTACGAAGAGATGCCGAAACCGGAGTTCGGGAGATTGCGGAAGGGACACGGAGAGCCCGTCAGAGTGAATCCGCACCTCCTCTAGTACGGCGTCCACCTCTTCTTTGGAAAGCGACATCCGCTTGGAAGCGTAGTCTCCAATCGTCGGAGCGATCTCCGTTGGAGACAGCGACGGGATTCTGACCTCCGCGTGCTTCACCTTTGGCTCTTCGTGGAACCGAGCCCCTAAGATAGGCACACCAAATATCTTTTCTGGCCCCCCGGTTAGCGACCCCCAGGTAACGTCCGTTTTGTCCGGTACGGTAAGGGAGAGGAATACGCCGGGTGATGTCGTATCCAGGTGACCCAGAACCCCCTCAAAGTCCCCAACCGTCATGGATAGGTACTGTGGGGAGTGAGGATTGCGAAGAAACGTAACCTCTCCAGAACGGGTGTCAACAAGGGCCACACCGTAGACGGGGTTCGTGTCGGAAAACGAGTGGGCCAGGGGAGTACCGAGAGAGAGGATCGTACCACTCGGCGGTGAGAAGGGCCTACCGATGTCGCCCAAGCCTACCTTACGAGGCTCCCTCCCCGGCTCCCATACTTGGGGAACGTGGTAGTGGCTCGAAAGAACGAGTCGGAACCGTCGGAGGGATGACTCGTCTAGACCAGAGGATTCAGCAACCTGCGGGGTCATGTAGACCCCAACAATGGGGTAGTGAACAGCAACGACAGCACCGTCAGGGATTCCAGACAGTAGCGCCTCTTGCTGCCCCCGGTCATGGGTATAGGGAACAACGTACACCCCATCCGTAGTCAACCACACCGAGTTAGGATCTACTACCCTGACCCCGCGAAGGTGGGTATTCAGGGACAGGTTGTGGCAGGGTAGACCTTTTGACCCCTGGTCGTGATTCCCCAAATTGTAGACTCTCGGGTGGTCCCCGAAGATACCCTCCACAGCGGCCAAAAGGTGAATCGTCGGGGCGTCCAGAACACCAGGGGTGGTAGTCAAGTCCCCGTTCACTAGAATCGAAGCATGGTGGTGAACGGCAAGCCCATGAATCCACTCACAGGTGCGAATGACCCTCCAACCAAGAGGGGTTAGCCCATCCTTGTCTACCGACCTACTAAACTCCCCGTAGGGGTGAACGTGGAAGTCCCCTGTGGCGAGGATCATTGAACCCCCAGGACTTGCCTGTATCGGAATAGGAAGAGCCGCTTCGCCTCTCTAGGGGACAAACATAGGGGAGAGTCGCAGCTAACCGCTGCTGACACCTCTTCCAGGGCAGAATCCACCTCGTTTTCAGCTATCCAGGAGGTAGCCCAGGGGTTGTGCTTGCCAAAGAACGAAAGCATCTCCCACACGAGAACCGCCCTGTCTGCTCGCCAAACCTCCGACCAGTCATACATCCGGTACTTTTCGGATGTTTTGTAGTCTGTAAGCAAGGAAGAAAGGATCTCGTCTAGGTACCTATCCTCCATGTCTTGAAGCTGCGGCACACGATTCTTCACAGGAAAAGGAATGTCGGAAATAACCGACTCCGCCGCGTCATGGAGCAACCCAAGCGTTTGCCCTACTGTGCCATCCAGGAGAAGAGAGACGTAGACACTATGCTCCGCCACGGAGTAGAAGGACGGTAGGTTCCCAGAAAAACGGCACAGGTTGGAGAGGGTGGTAGATATCTCTTCCACCCCAACCAAGTTAGTCCTAGAGTGGTCAAGCCAGAAGGGCTTACCGGAAATCAAGAGGGTGTAGCTATCCTTAGTCAAGTAGTTCGCTCCTCTCTGGTCTAGAGAACGTAACTCGGAAGTCCTCACCCAAAGGCTCGGAAGATTTGAGCGTCCAACCCTTCCCCGGAGGGTAAAGCTCGTGAACTCTGCCCTCCGTAACGAGAGATTCCCACGTTGCCTTTTTGACCGTGTAGACCCTCTCCGTAGCGGACTTGTCTACCTTAGTATCCTGAATGGGTCTACCCATGTCGAAACCCCCTGTGTCCACTCCAACCCTAGATTCGTTAGGTCGAACGTAACCGTCGGGTCGAGAGTAACGGTTAGCTCTTGGGAAGCGGTCAAAGCGGCCACCTCTGCCTGTGTGAAAGTGTCCCCTAACCGGAGAACGTCCCAGTTACGGCGTAGGATGCTGGCCCCGCCTGATACTGCCAACCGCCTAGACTCCGATATAGGAAAGGTCGATACACGAGCAAGCGCATCGTCCACCGTTACAATGGACGGGCTGGATTGCACAATAGCCTTGGCAGTCTCCTCCCCCACCTTTGGAACCCCGTCTACGTTGTCTGACTGGTCTCCAACCAAGCACTTGTAGAGTAGGTACTGCTCGGGTGAGAACCCGAACTTTCCGAAGAAGGTGGTCTCGGTAACAAGCTCTTTCTTCCCAGGGTGGTACACGGCCGCTCTGAGGGGGAGTAGCTGGTAGAAATCCATGTCGTCTGACACGACGATGGTAGGGCTTCTTTGGGCCAACCACCACACTAGGTCGTCTGCCTCTCGGTTTGGTAGGAACGATACCCGAACGGACAGCCTCTTTAGGACAGAAGAAAGTTTTGTTCTGCACGATAGGGCGGCAGAGGCGGATGCTTTTGACCTCTGCGTTCGCAGAGATGTCTCTTTGTACTCTGAGAGAAGTGCTACCCGCCTTGCCGCCCTCTCCCCGTCCCAAACTACGGTAACTCTCCTCGGAGAGAAATGGTACAGGATGGAGCGAAGGGAGTTAAGAAAGAGGAGGCACGCCCTATCGTCGTAAACGGGATCGGGGCTAGAGTCCCTACGCCGGGCAGAGTAAGCCGCCCTGTGGAGTAAGTTGTTGCCGTCCACAACGAAATGGTCGCGTACCTCCCCCAGAACGCTACGCATACACAGGGGCCTGTGCCTCGTAGTGTGCCCGCGCCAGGGATGCCAGATGCTCAAACAGCCCCGGATTTGCCGACAGCGTTTCCAGGTACTTAGATGGGTAGCACTTGACTACCTCACCCGTGGGAGAGGGGATGTTACTCCATGCCCCCTTCTGCTCGATGACTCCCTTGTCCTTAAGGTAGTCATAGACTGACCACCTATCGTCGTACCCAAGCCCGAAGTAGAGTCGGGACTTCACGACACCACGGGGCATACACAGCTTGGACTTCTCCACCTTGGCCGTGATCTCAGCGCCAAGGGCTCTCTTGTCCTCGTCGTAAATGTACGCCCCCGACCGAAGCATGATGCGAACGGAGGAGGCGTACTTAACCGCCATCCCCCCGCTCGTGGTCAACAGCTTCCCACCCCACCTTGCGCGGTCAGAGACTACCTCGTGAACATGGTTTACCACGACTAGGGCTGCGTTTGCCTTGGCAAGAGCCGCCAACACCTTTCTCAGCCCATCACGAATCGTCTTAGCTCGGTAGAGAGGCCCGGTCTGACCCTCATCCTCTTTTAGCTCCCCCTCCGTAGCTGTCATTGCGAGGGTGTCCCAAATGAACAGAATCGGAGCCTCTGAATCCTCTTTCTTCACTAGGTCAATGAAGCGGAGGAGGTAGTCGAAGATGTTGTGCTTTCCATCCAACAGAATGGATTCCTGAACAAGGATCATCTTGTCCAGGTCAACCCCCATTGACTTGGCAAGGTCTTTCGGGAAGGTGTTCTCTACGTCAAGGTAGATGGCAACTCCACCCTGCTGCTGAATGGATCGGACTAGCTGGTAGCACAACGTTGACTTGCCGGAGGACTCCTCACCGTAAAGCTCGATGACTCTACCGGCTGGGATGCCGCCACCGATGGCCGCGTCGAGAAGCGTCCACCCTGTAGGGAAGAACGAGGTGACTTCCGACGGGAGAAGAGGATCGGAAGCCAGATGCACGGCCTCCCTCTTTAGCTCTCGGTTGACGGCATCCCGAAGGGTGACAAAGTTGATTTCTGCCATGTCAAGGCACCGTTAGGAAGCTAGACGAGACGCTGTTGCGGCGACGCACGGATCTTCGTAAGGGCAAGCTACGCACACCGCACTCTTGTTGTGGTACCCCTTACAAGCTGGCATATTCGTGGTGGGGTCGAGGATCGTGTAGTCTCTAACGACTTCTCCACCCTCCACCTTGGGTTGGATCGGCTTCGGCTCAGGAACGGACACCAGCTTCTTTGGGGTGTCCCCCACAGGTGGCTTTGCCGCTCCCTCTTCCTTTTCCTTCCGCTTGAACTCCTCTGGCAGAGTGGGGAACTCCGAGATGTCCAGGGGCGCGAAACCACCGATCTCCAGAATCTTGTTTGCGGCCTCCACACCCTTCTTCCAAGCGGACTCCGAGTAACGGAAAATCTTGCTCAGGTCGTACAGGCTCTCCTGGATCGCCTTTAGCTCCGCTTCCGAGTTTGTCTGCGGCTTACGGAGGGACGGAACGAACTGGTAGGTGTACTCGACGTTGAATACCTCCGGCCCGTTCTTCGTCTTGACGATCTTCATGGGGAGTGCGCCATTCCCGAAGTAGTCATAGAAGTTGTCAAGATCCGAGTCCTCTAGCGCCTGTACGATGGTATCCTCGATCCGAGAGGGGGCAATCAGGATATGCGCTAGGGCGGAAGTCTCCGTCACCTCTACAGGCTTACCACCAACCTCCAGAGGAATGACATTGAGGTACACCCGTGGGCGGGCGTAGAACTTCTCCACCGACTTGGGGGGACCACCCGCCGCCTTCGTAATGAGCCGTGTAACGTGACAGACTGGGCAGAAGTCCCCCTTGTGTGTCCAATCGGGGCAGAAAACCTTGTCCTCTCTCCCGTTCTTGTCAGTAATCGGTAGGTTGCGGTGGTAAAACACCTTGCGGTGAAGGAACCCGTCCTCGCTCGCCGGGGGGAGGATGACAAACTTGTTGCTACCGAACCCGATCTGTGCGAACCGGAGGTCGTCCCTCTCCTGCCGATCCGACCTGTTCTCCAGGGCCTTTGCTACTTCCTTGTAAGCGTCTCTGTTCACCGGATGGAAATAACCCATGATGCTATTCTCCTCTGCCGAAAGTTCGGCTGTTGCATCCCACCTCTAGTGGGACGATTTCAGGTAGGCTCGTTCGTTTGTGCTGAGTTCGCGGGCCATCTCCCCACGGTCGCGCCCAGCGTAAATGTACCCTTGCACGAGGGCCTTTAGGGCAGTCAGGCTGGATACCTTGTCGGTGAGACTCCGCACGCTAGGGTGAACCGTTACTGCGGCCTTTACGGCGTCGTTTGTCATCTTCGATCCAGCGGTGGCAGCTTCCTCCCGAACGTCCTTTTCCACGGTAGCAGAAAAGAAAGCAAGCTCAGTCTCCATACGGGAAAGAGCCCGGTTGACCATCGTGTGGAGGTCGGTGAGAATGACGGCAACACGGGGCTGCGACACCATTGCGGCTGTGTAGTCTGAGATATCGACTAGTAGCTCTCGGCACTCAGCGAGGGAGTACCAGAACGACTTCGGGAATTGGTCTCCCAGGTCGGACTCCAGGTCGTGCAGGATTGCTTTCGTTTCTGTCATGGTTGCATCCCTCCCATGTCGAGAATCATACACCATTCAGAACGGGGCGTCAAGGCGCTGCCACCTGTGTAGCCACGTAACAGTTTCCTTACCTTCCTTCTCCTCGGAGTCCACACAGGTAACCCCCAAGGCAGTAAGCTCTCGCTGGAGGCAGTAGGCGGCTTGTGGTGACCCGACCGCCGTGTAGGTGTCCCCGTCAACGTGCATATCCATTGGGTACCCCCACCCAGGACACAACTCAAACTCAGAGACCATCTTGGCAGTCAGCCAGGGGTACTCCGCGTTCGTCCAGTCTACCATGTACTTTCGCAGTAGATCGCAAGCCAGGGCTAGCTCGCCCGGAGCTACGTCTACGATGATGGAATCGTGAATGAATCCGAACACCTTGCTCTGCATTCGGAGCTTGCGAAAAGCCCGCACAGTCTGTTGGAGGGCCAGAAAGGTTATGTCGGATGCCACGCTGTTATGTGTGGCATACCCGTCGGCAACGTAAGTCCGGGTTGATGTCCCCAACCGAACGATTCTGCGTACCCCAACACTAGTAACGGACACAACGCTAGCGTTGTCGTGACTGTAGAGTTGCCCCCAGACGGGAAAGGACTTCTCAAACTTAGCCAGTAGCCTAGGGGGCCTAAACGTACTGAGGAACCTCATAACTTCTGACCTAGCACTTCCAGGAGAATTGTCCCCAAGAATTGCCGTAACAAAAAAATCAGGTCTGTCCGATGGGGTGTAACTAGCATAACGGAAGTTGGCCTTTGTGAGAATCCTTTGAACCTCTGCAAGCGACTCGTTACCCATCTGCGCTAAGGATATACGAATAGAGTTACCACCCCAAGTAGAGTTCCCTCCGGGAAGCACGGACAGGCACCCGTCAGCGTCAAACATCCCCGCAATGTACCCAACTTCCCAACCTGATAAATCGTGGGGTGCCGTGTTGACTACCTTGACCAATCTAGAGTCTCTGGCCCCACCGTACTGTAGCTCGTTCGTTCTTCTCCAGGCGGTAACCCCCACCATATTTGCCGTCAAGTGCGGATGGTTGCCCGTGACAGTAACCTTGTCCCCATTGCTCAAAGCAACCTCAAAGCACTCCTCCAAGTCAAAAGAGGTCTCTGTCACAACGGACTCTCTCCAATACCGGCGACCGCCCTTATCTATCGGTATCCCGTCGGCGGTGCTTTTGGTTTCGTCGAAACCAACGAGACGGTCTCCGACAACAAGGCTCTCAATAGGAACCCAACGGAGGTCGAGTGTCAAGACTTTTGTTCCGAAAGCATGACATTGAATGGGAGTGTTACACGCCTGTCTCCACTCCCGCCCTCCCCGCTTTGCGTTCCCAACGTCTTTGATGTACCGAAGCCTACCGAAGGGGGTGGACACAAAGCCGTCCCGGACTGCCGCATCGAAGGTAGATTGCATCCAATCGTGGATCTTCGGGAACGCTTTGAAGAAATCCGCAATGACCTTCTCCGCCTCTGGAACCGAGATGTCAGCAGTCCTTGATACCCTGTCCGCAGAAGCGCCGTACAGGGTGTTACCTGTAATCATAATACGCCCGTGCTGTCTAATAACCCACGACTCTAGCGGAGTCCTGACACACCACACAGGCTGTTCTGGTAAGTCCTCCCGCACAAGCCGCTGACCCGTAACCCAAGGTCGGCACAGACGAACGTGAAAGTTAGGCGTCCTGGTTAGGTGATTGGGCGTAGTTTCCCCCACCGTGGGGTAGAAACCCGACATAAAAGCCGCCAGGATTCCGGCATTCAGGACATCCCCCTGGTTCTGTGAGAACAACTTCACGCCCCTACGGTCTGTCCAACCTTCTGCCCCAACGAATCCGCGCAAGAACGCATCCCGCTGGTCGGTACCCATCGAAAGAACGGTTTTTTCCAAATCCCCATCGAACAGGGATGACCGGCGTGCGAAGTCTCTAGCGTACTCAGGGGGGAAACGGAATAGGAAACCCCCCGGAGGTTTGCTGTACTCCCGTAGTCCGAAAGCCGCAGCTAGCTCTCTCAGCCTGGACACCCCCCTATCCTTTGACTGGATGATCTGGATTAGGGTGTGCCTCTTGGCTCCAAACGACTGTGATGTTCTCCCCGTAAGATCGGATCGTGAGTAGTTACCGTCCCCGACAACCCAACCTAGTAGCTCGCACTCGTCTGTAGTCATGTCTAGAGTAGACGGTACGGTTGCTGGTGCGGATAGGCGAATGCGGGCCTCAGTTCTAATATCCTGTGTTTGGAAAACGTGGGGCTCATATGACCTTGGGCCGCGATGACCACGAATTGACCGCATCCCGAACCATCTGTGGTTTGGGGTAGATTCGGAAGCCCATTTCCCATTAGACAGCCTAGTTACCGGAGCATTGGGGTAGAACACCTTCTCTAGTACAGGGGACCACTCCATGAACCCCGTCTCTTGGTTGTAGGCTAGCACCATGTCTCCAAGCGACAGGTCGTCATAGGTGACCCAACCCCTCGGAGTTAAAGTCTCCGTGTCCATAGGAACACACGCAAACGTGACGGTTTTGGCAACCTGCCTTTGCTTCTTAGTCACCTCTTCCACAGGAATGCCGAAGATTTTTGAGGCGTTGGCGGAGTGCATATCCACGCCGGAGTTGACAATTTCAATGAGGGTAGGATCACCCGACAGGCTAGCCGCAACGCGAACCTCAGCCTGGCTCATGTCAGAGCTTAGGATGAGCCCTCCACGCTTCCTCCACCGGGAGATAAACTGCAACCGAACGTCTGACCCCTTTGGAATCGTGTGCAGACTTGGGCTGCTAGACGAGTGCCGACCCGTCGCCGTACCAGACAGGTTGTAGGTAGTGTGAAACAACCCGTCTGAGCGGGTGTACTCTGCCATCCGCTTGATGTAAGTGGTGTGGTACTTACGAAGGGTTCTCCACGCCCGAAGTGCCTCCAAGATCCCTGACTTCGCCTCGTCTACGTCGGAAATATCCTCGATTAGCTGGTCAAGTACCTCCCTATCCGCAGAAGGACGCTTCGTCTTTTCTGAAATCTTGTGGGACTTCAGGCCCATTTGGTTGAACAGAAGCTCCGATAACGTCTCTGGAGAACCCAGAGAGAACAGAAGGGGGCGTGGTCGTTCCTGTAGAGCTTTTGAGGTTGCCACACCCCACTTACTGAGCCTTATCCTGTCCTCTAAGGGGCGCATCCGCTTGGGGTAGTCCTCGTCAAGGTGAGCCGTCACGAGCGGGTCAACCATGATCCCGTTCACCTCTAGCTCTGCCATAACGTCAATGCCCTTGACCATGAGAGCATAGTACGAGTCGTAAAGTTCGGCAAGGCGAAGGGATTCTGTGTAGGCCACAGAAAGCTGGAACGTAGCATCGGCGTCACCTCCCGCATACTGCAAGAGGATCGACTTTTCCGAGTTCCCCATATGCCTGTACGCTTTGTCCATCCCCGCCAACGTAGACTTCATTTCCCTGCCGTGGCCGAGAAACCCTAACTCATTGGCAGCAACGGTATCCAGGTCGTGAACCTTTGTGTCACCCCAGAACCAATGGTGCGCCAGCATCCCGTCAAAGGCTATGGGAGGAAACATCGGCAAGTCTCGGGTACCCCTCAGTTTCGTGTAGGCCCACTTTACGTCAAACTTGCCGTTCCACGTAGCGCCCCCGAAGCTCCACAAAAGACGACGGGCCGACTCCTCAATACGGGCTAAGGTGTATGGGTCGTCTGCCCAAGGGCAATCCCGATGGAAGAACGGACACACAACGGCCATTCCCGGCTCGTAGCAGGCTGCTAGAGCCACGATCTTGGCTTGGGGGTCAAACGGGTCAAGGCCCGTCGTCTCGAAGTCCCAGGCGACGAATGGTGCCTTCCCACTACGCACGGCTTCCAGGGCACCGTCTACCCAAGCCTCCCACTCTTCCGGGCTCTCGATCCACTTGTAGTGCTGCGAGTAGTTGGGGGCTACAGAGGAGCCGCCTGACTTCGCCCATGCGAGTCTTAGGTCGTCCACAATCTTCGGCTTGTCCGTATCCCTGCCACGAAGAACGGCGGCGGGGTGAATCGTGCCAATGACCGTGTAGCTCTGAAGGTGCCCCCACCGTGCTTTCATGGTTTCTGGGACAACGAGGGAGAACTCCACCCCCCGGTTTCTCGTGATCGCCCCACGGCCCGTAAGAGCCTTTAGGGCGGTGTTACCCAGAGCCACGATGATTGGGGGGTTGGGGGACTGAGAAGCGTACCGATCCAAAACATTGAACAGGTAAGGGATACACGCCTCTACCTCAGATTGGGTTGGGGGGCGGATTCCACCGTCGTCTTTCTGCGGGAAACACCGGACGATGTTCTCAAACCTGATTTGAGCGGGGTTGACCCCGCTGGATTCAAGTAGCTCCCCCAGAAGGGAACCAGCGTTCCCTACGAAAACCTCCCCCCGCCTATCCTCCTGGGGTCCGGGGGCCTCTCCAACAATGATGAGCCGAACGTCCTTCGTAGCGCCCCGACCGGGAACACAGACAGTAGACGCTCGGCTGTGGAGTGAGCAAAGCTGACACTTCTCATTTCTGTCCAAGTCCCCTCCTCTTCGCGCAGTTGCTACACGGTACACGCCTGTACCACGAGGACAGTCTATCGGAAATCTTTCCTCCTGTAAAGAGGCTACCGCACCCCCGACATAGGAAAGATTGGTTGACCCGAAGTCGTCCTGGCAGAGGGAGCGGCTTGGCGCATTGTGGGCACACCAACGGCTCGGACTCTGTAGGTTGCCAAGGGGTCAACATCCCGTCATTCACAAATCCTCGTCCTGAGACTCCGGGTAGGTACGGCCTGTCATGGAGCCAATCAGCGTAGCGATACGCCGCTTTGCCTCCTCTAGCTCGGAAATGGAGGTCTTGCTGTTGGAAGCCACGGCACCCCAAAGAGCGTGGATCGCCTCCGCTACCAGGGGATTAGGCTCCTTCGTAACCACGAACTTGGCCAGCCCAAGGTCGGCGTTCTCTTTGAGGGGGTCGTCTCGGAGACCACGCCTTCTCGTAACTTCCCTGGAGATGTACCACAGGGCCTTCTCAAAGTCCTCTTTCGCTGCCCCCTTGTACCCGGCACGCCAAAGGTACTTTAGGGCGTTCCCAAGGTTGAACCCCCAACTTTCAGCAACGTCAATGCACTCTAGACCAGACGGGTGAAGGTTGTAGTGCGGTGGGTGGTCAACAGTAGACATTCGTTCCTCTCTCTCCTGGTATCCTCTTGCGAAGCTGTAACCAACCGAAAAAATTTCCTGTGTCCGCATCGGGATCTACCGACGGGGTAGCGATATGCTCAAACGGGGACAGGTGGCGATTGCTGAGAAGTCGGAGGGCTAGTTCAATGTCGTAGGACACCGGCCTGTCCTTATCGTGGGATAGGTAGCTTACCCTAGCGCACCGACCGGCGGATACCAGACAGGCAGCAGGGACAGAAACACCATCGGAAATCTCAAACAGTCTACCACGGTCGAAACTATCTGGTAGATCCTCCGTTAGGGGTAGGTGCCATTCACCTTCCGACAAGCACTCGGGGTGAGAAGCGTTGTAGGCACGGAGCATCGAGTTAGCGAGGGCGGACATCTCCGGTTGTGCCCCACAATCGGGGTTCCTGTCCGTAGAGCGGAGGTTGAAAAAGTTTTCCCACTCTGTAGCGGATACGATAGCGGTTACGTACAAGAACGGCTCCAGCAACCTGTTCACCTGTTGCTTGTGAACCCCGGTGTCAAGAAGGTACTGTGCGGAAGATGCCGCCCTTCTCGCGGCCTCGCACCAAAGCGAAGTCGCCATCACTTGCGCGTGGTCTGGCAGTTCTTCCGTAGCGGACATACCGGACTCGTTCTGTAACCACCTTGCAAACACGAATGGGGAGTCACGGACTCTCTCAATGAGCTTTCGAGTCGGGATGGCCCGACTGCTCGCCGTGTTTCTGGAGAACATCCGGTGAGTGTTTAGCTCGGCAAGTATGAACCGGGGGAACGTGACCTCCATCGTGGTGAGCCGGTGGTATTTGTCCTCCACGTTGCAGTAGCTATCCCGTAGGACACGAGCTTGGATCATATGTCACCCCGAAGTGGTGCTACCGCCCTCACGACTTGCTCTAGGAGCATGGATCGAGTCTCAGACATTCGTGCCCGCCTAAGAAGCTCGTCCCTCTCCGCAAGAGGACACACCTTCGACATATCCCGGAAAGTGTGAGATTTGGCCCGCTCGTTTGTGCAGAGCGTAGACACAAGGTCGTAGGCAGCGTTGGATACCCTCACTCTCCGTACCCCATGAAGTTCTGTAGCTGCCGGATCTCTTTGTGGTGCTTGTTCACGATCTCTTTCAGGACTCGAATTGCCCGACTCACCACCAGAAACAGAAACACCGCTGTCAGAGATAGGATCATCGAGAGAGCCTGATTTACGTGGTACATCCACGGGGAAAAGTAACCTAAGACTGTGGTAAGAATAACCACCGCTACCAGAACTGCCCCCCACACGAAAAGTGTCCATAGCCTACCTCCGATGTCCATAAAGGCCTCCAAGCCTGAAGTCACAAAGGACATCAAGCGTCATTGGGGTTTTCGCTTGCATAGCATACTCGTAGAAGTCCGGGATGGATGCAGGATCTTCCCCGTCGGGCATCGGAACATAGGATACGTTGCACCCCCGAAGCACAAGGCGCTCACACAAGTCAAACGCCTCCGGGGCCGCGTCCCCGTCCAGACAAACCACGTACTCGAAAAAAGCATTCTGCACCAGAAGCTCTAGCTGGTACTCCGAGCATTGCTTCCCCAGAAGCGCGACGGCCTTCCGATCCGTTCTAATCGCGGACAGGGGGCCTTCCACAATGAACACCCTATCGGGGTACCCAGGCTGCTCCGTTGCAACGTCTAGCCCATACAGAAGGTGCTTCTTGACTCCGGGGGGGTTGCTGTACTTAGGGATCTTCTTGTTCTGCTCGTCCCCCCACAGGTACTTTCTCCCAACCCAGTAGATCATCTCGTGGGAGTTGGGACGGTAGACGGGAAAAAAGATTCTCTCTACTCCGTTGTGCGACCCGCACACAAGGCCATAGGTGGTACAGTCATCCTCAGTTAGTCCACGGTCGGATAGGTACTTCCGAGATTCCGGTATAGACCAGACGGGAGCCACAGGGCAAGGTAGCTCCAGCTTTGGCACCTCTGAGGATGTCACCACCAGGGACACCGTAAGCTGTCGAATCAGGGCCTCTACGTCGTCTCGGGTGTGAGGGATCTCGTGAGCCTCCGGTAAGTGCAAGGCTCTGAGTAGGGCGTTGACCACACCGCCGCTACCGCAACGGAAACAGAAGTAGACCCCCTTATCGAAGTTGACGTAAAGGTGCTGTTTTGTGTCTGCGTCGTTACCCGAAGTGATGCAGAAAGGGCAGTTGTACCTCTTCTCCCCCGTAATTGTGTTGACCGGGGTACCAAGACGAGAAGAGACCGCTGACTCAGGAGACATTAGACGTTACCCCCGTAGGCTCGTGCCCTTGCCTCTTTGATGTTGTTGGCCTGGATGGCTAGGGAAGGCTTTACAATCCCCCCTCCCGAATAGTCCTCCTCGTCCGGCTTCACCGTATCCTCTATGGTAGCCGTGGCCGTGTTGAATTTGCAGAGGATGACTGCGCCACTCTCCGCACGGCGCATCTTCGCTACAAACAGCTTCGTCGTTTTGTCCTTCACTTGCTCCTGCTGTGTATGGGAGAACGTCAGAACCGCATCGGCGGCGTGCATTTTCTTTGCGCTCTCCGCCACTTCCGAAATGTCAATCAGCCCCCCCTCTTCAGCCGACTTCCAACCCCCGCGAGTAGTCTGGCTAGCTGTCCATACGGGGCACCGAAACTGGTCGGCAAGGGCTCGTAAGTCCTCATAGAGACGGCCAAGGATTTCCGATTTCTCAGCCGAGTTGAACGAGTTTTCCTCTGTCTTTAGGAGGTCTGCGTAGTCCACCACGATGAGGTTGGGAGTAGCCCCCGTGGTCGAAGAGAGGTAAGAGATATGCGACCGGAGGCCAAGAACCCCTACGGATCGAACCGTGAAATACTTGACGTAGACGTTGTTCGCGCTTGCGCTAAACTTCTGGATCGCATCCTCAAACTGTTGGGGGAGGGGGTTATCGGAAAGGATCGTGTTGATTTCGATTTTAGACAGGTTGGCGCACAGACGAACAAGAACGTCCGTCGCATTGAGTTCCAGCGTGTAGTAGAACACGGTGGACCCCCTCCTAACCGCCTCCCCGGTAAAGGAAGTCAAGATCATGGACTTCCCTGCCCCCGTCTTTCCCATAACCACGCCTACTTCACCCGGCCCCAAACCCCCCATCATTAGCTTGTCTAGTCGGTAGATCCCCGTACCAACTCTCCGAGAGTCCGCGAATGGGCTGTCCGCTTTGAGGTACTTTGGAATGCTTAGGCCGTGGTCTTTGAGGTTCATTCCCTGGTCTCGGGATGCCCCAATGTCCGTGGCTTTCTGGATCTTCCGAACGATCTTGTCGTAGGTGGACGAATCCGTGTCGTTCTGTAGCAGCTTCGCTCCGTCTAAGATCGCGTTTCGCATCTCCTGGTACTGAGCGAACTCTCGGATCTTCTCTCGTACCCAATCCCCGTCCGACAGGTCAGCGGTCAGGGAAGAGTGGAGAGCCGCCTCTAGGCTCTCGGAAAGGTCAGAGGGGAGGTGGAGCTTGGAAGCGTGGTCCTGGAGAATGTCCCCCATGATCGCCTGTGACGGAAGGCGACGGTACGTTTTGACGTAGGAAGTGACAAGCTCCAACAGGTGGCCGTAGGCCGGGTTGTCGAAGTAATCCTTCCGTAGAACGTCGCCGTACTCTTCCAGGAACTTGGGTTCCCGGAGCGCCAGACCGAGGACCGTTTTCTGGAAATGGTCTCCAAACGGGTACTTCGGCTGTGGGGCCAAGTCACCCCTCCGTCGGCATGGACGCTAGCAGTTTGGCAACGTACCCCTGCACCCCGTCTTTCTGCATCCCCTCAGAGGCAGACGCTTCCCCCTGTGCCAGAACAGCGAAAAGGAACCGAAGGACTCGGTAGCTCTCTTTGAACACGGCAGAGACGTTCCCGTCCTCACCCACCTTGGAAGTCAGGGTCAGGGAGGGGCGGATGTTCTGGTACCCCCCCGTGGGAATCGTGTGGGTAATCGAGACGGTGAGCGAACCGTCCTTAAGCAATGAGTGAATCCCAGGGTTGGTTGGGGTTGACATTGGTTCCTCCGTTCATGGGCGGGAACGCCCGGTCAAAGTCAGCCGCGTGAAGGACGGTGTGCCCTTCCTCTGTGTACTCCCCGTACCGCTTCTTAGAGTGGCTCGTAAGCCAGGGGTGGTGCTTGTCATAGAAGTCTACCACAAAGACCTCGTTCTCACCCGGCTTGGGGCGAAGAGCCCGCCCAAGGCGCTGAATGATCTTGATGAGAGACTTCCCCCCGGAGAGAATGACCAGCGCCTCGATTTCAGGAAGGTCGATCCCCTCGTCTAGGACGGGGCTGGCAATGAGGACTTGGTACTTCCCGGAGCGGAAATCCTCTACTGTCTTGCTCGTGAAGTCCACAACCTCGTCCATGTCCTCTACCGGGCCGTTCTCGCCTTGACGGAAAATCTTATCTGACCCCATGAGGAACACCGACGACACCCCGCTTTCGTGCAAGTCCTGGATCATAGCCTTTCCATGCTCGATCCGTTGAACCAATACTAGCACACGGAGGCCCCTTCCGAGAAGCCGAGAGATAACGTCCTTGGCGGCGGCGTTTCTCCCCTCGTGGTTGACCACCCCAAGATCGTAAACGGAGTGCCAGTCCTTGAACGAGTTCACCCTCGGCTCGGAAACAGGGAGCATGAACAGACGAGGGCGGGCGATGTACCCCCGATCCACGAGCATCTGTGTCGGGATTGAGTAACAGATTTCCCCACAGAGGCCAAACACGAGCCAGTCCTCGTAGCGGGAAAGGCCACGAGTTCGGAATGGGGTACCCGACAGGCCGTAGCGAATCGCTGCACCCGTCGTAAGGGCCACGTTCTCCCAGGACTTGCTGGAGATATGGTGCATCTCGTCTGCGAAGAGAACGTCGGCTGTCTCTAGGAGGTGGATCGCTTTGGATTTCCGCCGCTTGATGGCCGCATTGAGAGTCTGCACCATTGCTACCGTGGTGTACCCCGGCTCAAAGACTCCCTCCCCCACTACCCCTACGTTCCGAAGTCCGAACTTCTCGAAACTCTGTGCTGTCTGCCGGAGGAGGCGGATGGAGTTCACGAGAAAAATGGAGGGGAGGTTCAACGCTTTGAGGATAGCCGCTGCCACGACGGTCTTACCGCTCGCGGTGGGCATCTGGATGATACCCCCCTGAGCAATGAGGGCCTTTCTGGCTGCGTTGATTTGGTAGTCCCGAAGCGTCACCCCAGGAAGAATGTTTTCTGGCACCTCTCGGGGGAGATCGAGGGCCGGTGCCACCCGATCTACTTCACACTCCACCCCACGCTCCTGTAGCTTCTGCTGTACGAGACGGGCCATGCCGGAGAGGAACCTGTCATTCTCCCGGTCGTAGAGGCAAACAACCCCGTCCCACCGTCCCGACTTGTACTCCCAGGTGTAGGTAGCACTCGGGTCATGGAAGCTGAGGATCTTCTCTAGCTCACGCTTCTCTTCGTGAGGGCCGGATACGTCCATCCAGATTCCTGATTGCCGAATGTTTAGCACCAGTCGCCACCCCGAAGGAAAGTGAGAACCCGCTTGCCAGGGAGGTACCGAAGGGTCTCTCTGGGCTCACGGGTGACCCTCTGGCCGGTTCTAGGGTGTACGGACACCCCTCCGCCTAGCTTTCGCACTTTGAGGCTTCCTAGACCCCGTGGGAGCCTCCAGTAGCCAAACCTACACGCCTGTTGGAAGAGTAAGTCGAGTAAGGCGTCAACAAACCCCTTCACCGTTGCCTTGGGTACAGCATGGGAGATCCCAAAGTGCCTTGTGATGAGGACTTGGACTTCACCTAGAAACTCTGATTTCATGGACATGGACTACTCCCTTCTCACAGTCGGTATTCTACCCCATATTTGGGTTTTTCGTCAAGGTAAACTGAGAGCTTGGTAGTCCTAATAAGTGGGTAAGGTACACCGGGGGCTTCCCCTCGGATGGTACCTTGAACCGCCCCTCTTCTCCCGTTCTTCTTCCTCTTCTTCCCTGACCTTCTTCTCTTCCTAGAGGACTAGGAAAGTGCGAATAGGGTTAGGAAGCACTCCCTTGAAAAGGAATTGCATTCCGACTCAGAGTGGAGTCAGACTTGTCCAATCCAAAGTAGTTTGAGAACGCAGAGAACACACCCACCCATCTTGACCGCAACCGATTGCTCGGCATCCGATTAAGGACCAGGACGTAGCCCCTGTGTGAGAATCCACTACTCACCCGTTGCCTGGATTTATGGCCAAGATACTCGAAGTCGTTCCCCGATTCGACTCCCTTTACGGCTCCGGCGCAGAAGGCCCCATTGCCGACGAACGTACTACAGCACTTCGATTCGGGGGCTCCATACCGCTCAATCCGAGTGGAGGCAGTATGGGCAGGTAGAGTTACCATCGCGGAGGATGGTACCACGGGTTGGGCTTTGTGTCAAGCTGCTAGGCTACGAGAGCCAATACCCCAAGAGAGTACCGAGAGTCGCTGTTGCCCATTTCTGAGCCTCTGCGCTGGCGCTCTTGCTGAGAACGATCCACAGGGAGAACGGGAGGATGAGGAGAGTCACGAGTCCGCCTAAGAGGCGACGGAACTTCTCCGGCGATTCGAGTACCCGCTCTAGGAACGAGTCTGCCTTGTCCTGCGTCGGAGCGATTATTTCGGGAGGCTTTGGAGTCGGGGAGGGTTGTGGCTCTGGTTCGGGAAGGCTTCGTACACCCGACGGAAGGCCAAGGGACTTGGGGAACCTTGGTTTCTCTAGAGCCGGTGCTGCCTGTGGTGTGGGTTCGTGGACTTCTACGGTGGCAGCGGGAGGTATCTCGACAGGTCGAAGCCTTTCCACCCCCTGAGACAGTACGATGGAGACAACAACGAACGAGAACGCGAAGATCGCCATTCTTCTCATGGGTTACCCCTCTGTGTTGGGGAGCTTTCCCCACGGGTGGACGATGGTGTATCTTGTTCCAAGATTGTCGAGAACGAAATCGAGAATGTCGTTCGGAGTCGCCAGATGATCCTCCACTCCGAAGCTGTAGTCGGGGTCACGTATCCTGAAAGCCCACGACACAAAGCGGCTGCATACCATCGCTTCGCTGCTCTTCGCTAGGTTTGTGAGCCTCTTCTTCAGGGGCCGCTTGAACAGCTTGTCCCGGAGCGCGTCAATGAGGAAGTAGAATAGGTGAATGTACCCGTACCGCACCCGGTCGTCTGCCGCTTGCTCCGCCCTGGAGATGATGTTGGCCAAGTCGTTCGTGGGGATGTTCAACGGACGGGCCAGAAGCATGGCTTTGTGGCCGAAAGACTTGCTGAGCTTGGTTCTCCTGACACCGAAGGCGTAAGAGTCCACGATGATCGCGTCTTTGGCTAGACCACCCTCCACGACAATCCCTGTGTGGGCCGTCCCTTGATCCTCATGCCCGCTTGGGGGATTCGTGGCCCACAGAACCATCCTCCCGAATGTGCCTGTTGGCTCTGTGAAGAAAATGTCCCCTGGATAGAGGATTAGCGGCTCCTGCGAGGGGAGGTAGTCCTTCCCCATTCGGATCTTGTAGCTCTCTTTTAGCATCTTACCCCCATCGGGCTTCGTCCCTGGCGATGTAACGCATCCCACGGAACCAATGGTACATGGCGATCAAGGCCAGCGGGGCGAGTCCAAGAGCGGTTTCCATTGTCAGCCCTCCTCTCCGTGGTAAATGTTACTACCACCCCCGCTGTCTGTCAATACCTACCCTGCTACCTCCGTAGGATACTGCGTTTTAGGCCCTGTGGGGGGAGCCAATCGGGTGAAGAAGGAACGTCTTGGCTCGGATCTTGGGGAGCGGGGGCCTGTCCTCCTCCAGGTAGTAGTCCGGTGCCGTCGAGAACTCGTCACCGAACTCCTCCGAATTCTGCCTCATCTGTTCCCGAATCCCGTGGAGAAGTCGTTCCGCCTGTTCATGCGTCATGTCGAAGCTCCCTCTTCTTCACCTCAGCAAGCGCCATGCAAGCGAGGTCACGGTGCTTCTCAGCAAGCCACTTTCCAGCGTCAGCGCCTCCAGCGTATGGCCCAACCTGTACGGCCCGAACCGCTGCAAGAGCCTTCTTCAGGTAATCACGGCGAGCCGGTCCCATGTCACTCCGGGTGCCCCAATCCGCGTCGAAAACGTCGAGGTAGTCATCGAGTCGGTGGGGGAAGTGCCGAACTCCCAAGTCCATGAACCAGTCGTAGAGAGAGCCGGGCCGCATTTGATCCCACTTGTGAGCCTTCATATGCCACCGAGTAACACGGGTGACAAACTGCTGCACACGAAGAGGCAGTCTCATGCGCTTGACGGCCTCCGCCACCACGGGCTCTCCAAGGGTCTCGTGGTCGTGGTGGGCTGGCCACTTCTCCCTGTCCGTGTGGGCCTTGCCGCAGTCGTGGAAAAGCGCCGCCCACACCTTCTCCGCCGTCCGGTGCCGAAGGGCGTCGAGGACGAGAAGCGTATGCTCCAGGGCATCCCCCTCCGGGTGGTGCGCTGCGGGCTGTGGGACGCCCCTGAGAGCCGCAACCTCCGGGAGGACTAGGGGGAGTGCCCCAAGCGACTCCAAGAGCCTCAGAACGAGGCTGGCGGCTCCCGGCTGTGCCTGGAGGAGCGCCTTGGTAAGCTCTTCCGTCACCCTCTCCTGAGAAAGGGTCGAAAGCTCAGGGACGGCGGCTCTGGCAGCGGTCATCGTCTCTTCGGTCGGCTGGAGCATGAACCGGGTGGCGAACCGTGCCAACCGAAGAACCCGAAGGGGATCTTCCCTAAACGCCTTGGGGTCTACGGCGCGGAGGTACCCATCCGCTAGATCCTTTGCTCCACCAAAGGGGTCGAAAAGCTCCCCCGTGTCCGTGTCGGTTGCCATTGCGTTGACCGTGAAGTCCCGACGCCGAAGATCCTCCTCCAGCGTGACATCGGGTCCAAACTCCACCGTGAATCCACGGTAGCCAGCCCCGCTCTTCACCTCTCTACGGGCGAGAGCGTACTCGGCCTTCGTGGCGGGGTGGAGAAACACGGGGAATGCTGCCCCCACTTTCTGAAATCCCATACGCTCCATGTCAGCAACCGTGGAGCCAACCACCAGGAAATCGTGGTCTCGGGGGTCAAGGCCAAGAAGCCTGTCCCTCACCGCTCCTCCCACTTCGTAGATTCTCATGTCGTCACCTCCAAAGCGATACTTTCACGTTGCTTTGGATTTGTCAACAGAAAAAAAAAAAACTAACCCCCCGCTAGTGGATAGGTGGG